GTGTATATTAGACATATAGTACATAATATACACACTTATTTATGTTATGTCAATAGATAATAATGGTAATATGAGTATATTTTACATATATGTACAGAACATAGCCACTAAATACTCATACGTTCAGACGATAGTCCGGAAGTAGCATAATGCGAAGGAACGCACCTAACTTTAAGAAGAGGAAGGTGATATGGCAAGACACACTCATATGCTTAAGACTTATTCAAAGTCACAGCACAAGAAACGTCAAGAAAGTATTTTACTTAAAGCAAGAAAAGAAGTAGACATCAATGCAGGTGGCACTTCAGGTTACACTGTTAAGTCTGGTGAAAACACAGGTAAAATATTAGGACACGTTGTTAAAAAAACAAACAGTAATTGGTAAATTAAGATAATTGTTTATACAATGCTTGTAGGTCTTCGTTGTTAGAACTATTGACTAGTTCTTTCATTTTGTTAGCTACGGCAATTTCTCCATTGTAATATTCAATAGGATCACCTCTAACTTTATTAATATCATCTGCATAGATTCGTAGTTTGATATTTGGAAATGCATGATCAAATTTTTCAAATGCATTTAGGAAGTTGTTAGTTATTTTTTCTTTAACTTGCACATATAATTGTACTTCGTCCTCTTCTCCTGTAAACAATTCTTGTAGTTGTTGTACTTTGTTAACAGTAAATGTTGGATCTGTATTTTGTAAATTGTGTATTATTGAAACTCTTCTGCTCCTTGATTCTACGTCTAAAAACTCTTTGTCAAATCTAAATTTATTACTATCACCACAACAATAAAAATGACCCATTTTGTTTTTTAGTTTTTTAAATGCAGTAGACCAATCTAATGTATAATCAATTTTATACAATTTTAATACTCTAACTCTTGGTAAACTTTTAATTATAGTAGATAGTTTGTTGACATCACTTTCTCTGTAATCAATATAAAATGGTTGGAATGTTGTGTTTCCGTTACCATCTGTTGCATTAATAAATTCATCTTGCCACTTGCCCCATATTTTAAGGCTTTCTTTTCTTTTTGTATTCCAATATTCGTTGTTCTCCCTTACATAGCAAAACTCACAACCAGGAACAGTTTCTCCTTTAAGCATTTTTAATCTAGCAGTTTTAAGAACCTGTGTATTTTTTCTATCATTGTCTGGGTCATGACTGTGGTCTCTGTTTGCTCCACATATTTTTGTTTTATTGTCAGGTAGGTATGTCAAGCTAGTCCATGGATATGTGCAAAATGTTTTATTCATTAATAAAACTCATTTCCGGAATAACATCTAAAACATTTGTATTTCTAGATCTTTCCATTAGTTTGTTGTGTAACTTTAATTGCTCAATAAGTTTAGGACTACTAATATCAACATCTTTAGCAATTATGTTTGCAAATGATGGGAATTTATCCGCTATAGAAGCCGCATACAGCCGTCTGGCTTCTAGAGGCATCATATATGGCGATAAATGATCTACACCCCACACAGCGTTGGATATAACGCTGTAATCGGTATTATTTTCAAGGTATAACAACAAATTGCCAACGTTAAGCACATTGTATACCTGCATAGTTGTAATAATTTTTATATCCCAATTGGAATGTAATTGTTTGATTAGATCAAGTGTTTTTATGCACTGCGACCATTTAGCAGGCCATCGAATAAACTCGTTTACTTTGTCAAATCCATCAATACTATATCTTAAATATCCTGCTTTAAATTTATTAAGTGTTTCAATAAAGTGTTCTGGAAACCGCTGTCCGTTTGTAACAATATCAATTCTTATATCTTTTGCATACTTGGTGTTAGATATGTCAGTAATAAACTTCATTACATCTCTATCAACTAATGGCTCGCCTCCTCTAAACTCAAAGAATTTTATTTTATCTAAATTATTTTTTACTTGTTCAATAAATTTTGTATTGGCTAAAGATTTTTTATAATGTGTTTTTGCTTTCTTTAATTTATTACGGTTAGCATCATCTAGTAAATCTGAATATTTGCTCCAATCCTTAAACAAAAAACTGCTTGATGAAGGCCCACACATTGCACAACTTGAATCACACACAATACTAAATCTAAAATCGTACCATTGCGGTAATGAAACAAGATGCCCGTGATTGTGCTGATGTATTCTTACTTCGGTGTCGTGGTCTGTAAAGTGTGAATTATATTTTTTACGCATTGTACGTACACCATTTTTTTCGTGTGATATACAACGTTGACAAGCTGTTTCATACCCGCCAGTTAACATCTTGTTTCTAAAGTCTTTCATATATCCACTATTCCAGATATCATCAAAACTGTCAGTATGCAGATTGAATACTTCATTGCCAGGAGCGTCAATAGTGCCTGTTTTTGTTACTCCCTTATAATCATTGATATTACAACAGACAGAAGCTTGGCCATCATGTTTTGCACTCAATCCAAAAAACGGTACTTTACAAAATGTTTTCATACAAATATTTAATGATTATGTTTACGAGCGATTGTAATCGTCACTATATCTTATTATATCATTCTCGTCAAACGAGCTACCCTGTTGTATTTCCAATATAACCAATGTGTGATTTTTGCTAGGATTTTCTAGTCTATGTTTGGCACCTTGTGGTATGAATATAGTATCGTTAACATCTAGTGTTTTTATCAAATCGTTTATTTGAACTTTAGCTGTGCCATGCTGAACTATCCAATGTTCAGAACGATATTTGTGTGATTGTAAACTTAATCTAGAAGTTGGATTTACTTCAAGTATTTTGATGTTAATTGTGTCGTCTTGAAATATTTCTCTGAAACGACCCCATGGTCTAATTTCAGAATTAAGATTTTGCGAGTCTGACAATGTCTGCAATTTCATGATCGGCTCTAGAGTCTATTGCAGTTAGTATTTTTGTTCTTGATTCTGTTAATGATTCAGCAACAGCATCTTTATCATTTGATCCTTTAAGTTCTCCGGATCTCATTTTAGAAAAGTTTTTTGAAAGAAAATCCATTGCCATTTTTGCATCATGACTTTTGAATACTGAATTACCGTCTTTGTCTAAAACATCATTAACCGTTTTGCCGTTTTTGTCCTGGTACATAGACACATAAGGTTTGATATCTTCAAACGTTAAACTTTCTCCTGCAAATGCTGATTGTTTTTCTTTTCTCAAAAACTCTCCTGCATTAGTTGAAACTGCATCTTCTAAATCTTGTTGCTCTTCTGGTGAATAGTGTCCACTAACGTTTTCTGACTGTAACAATTTATTCATTACGTAATTATAAACAACACTTCTTGCATCAGCATCAGGTCCTTGTTCGTCTTCTAACGCTCCTAAGTCGTCATATAAATCATCATCACCAAAACCAACTGCACTTAATTCATTAATTGCATTTGATGAATCGGTTCCTACTGGAAGTACATCGTCCATAATGTTTGCTAATTTTTCAAATTGAGGTCCTGCTGATTCAACATCAGGTAATGACCATGTTCCTTCAGTAACTCTAGACTCTACTCTGTTTGCCCAATTTTCAAATGCTTGAACGTCTTCTTTTGCTTTTCCTTGTCTATCTTTTTTAGGTTGGAAATTTGCTGGATCAATTCTAACTTCGTCTTTGTATGCAGGATCTGACTTCATTTTTTTATAGTCATCAATATATCTCTTTGCTAGTTGCACTGCTATTTGTTTATTTTTTGCAAATCCTTCAGATGGCTTGTGGAAAAGTTCACCTTCGCCTTCTAGGTCAACAGCAACTCTAGAAGCAAAGTTTGCCACTCTGTCTTCGTCATTGTCTCTTGTTAACATTCGTGATGCTATATCTGAAAGTATAGAACCTAACATTGTTCTTTTGTCTGTGAATTTTGTTACAGATAACATCTTATCAGCAATGTCGTCTTTTCTTAAAACTAATTTTCTTTCTGGATTAGTTAAAAATGATTGTACAACTGCTCCGTGATCTATTTGAGGTTCCATCTTTGCATCTGGATCACTCTTAGGAGCTTCTTTCATTATATCATGAATTAGAGGTAATACTTCGTTTACTCTTTCGTCAAAATGTTTTAATGTAAATTTTTCTCTGTATGAATCTCTTGTTTCGTCGTCCATCTCTTCTATTGCTGATGGTTGAAAGTTTTCAAATGCTGATTCATAATTTTTTTGTTTTGAAATTCCTTTAACGTATTTTCTCATAGTTTCTAATTTTAATTTTGTAGCTTCAATGATATCTCCTGCAGAATCATTTAACTGATCTTTGTTAGAAGCAAATCTTTGAAATGATGCCAACTGTGCAATATTTTCAGATGTTTTAACAATATGTTGTCCAAACTCATCATGTGGTAATCCACCGTTAGCAACGTGTCTTGTCATTGCTCTTGCACCTGCTAAATGAGTAATTGGATATTTGAATCTTTCACCGTCTGCATTTTCAATATACATTGAGCTAATTTGTCTTGATCTAGAACCTGGCACTGTTTCATCAACTTTGCCTTTGTGTCTAATAATTAATCTTGTTTTGTCTAAGTTTTCAAATGAGCTTTTTGAAGTGCCTGTAAGTCCTTCTTGCACTGGCTCTTTTTCTAAACCTGCTAATTTTGTTATTCTGTTTAGTTCTTCTGACATATCAGCTGTATTTACCGTTTGATTAACATCTGCAAGATTCTTATAATCTTGTTTTGTTAGGTTAGATTTGGTAATATCTCTTACATCAAACCCCAATTGATGCTGTACAGCAAACTCTTTTAGTTCTTTTAAAAATGCAAAAAACTCTGTTTTACTGTCTTCGTCAATCTTATCTGTTAATCCTTTATTATAAAATACTTTCATTACACCGTCTTCGGCTAATGATATACTCATTCTACCAAATGTGTCTGAATCTTCATTGTATTCAAAGTCAAGAAATACTGCTGAATTTGGATCTGCTGTTACTTCACCGTCTGCATCACCAATAGATACGTTGCTAAATTTTGAACGTACTTTGTTAAAAAGGTCGTTTGATATTTGTGGGTTCATACTATTATTTATTCGTTATATATAAGTTCCTGTAAGAAGCATATTACGATTTCCACGGTGATATCTAGCCGCTATAACAGTGTTAGCAAATGCTTTGTTTCGTTTATCTATATCAGAGTGTTTGTGCCAGTCAATTTTGCTCTTTGCCGCACGTTCTGTTAGTGATACATTAGATGAATTACCTACCCATACGCATTCTTTATTTTCTGGAGAGAACTGTATTTGTGATTCTGGAGTGTGACAAGTGTAGTTACTTTTCTTAAAGTATTCAATCCAGTTATATTTCATTTCAATTCTTTTACCTTTTTTAGGATTATATTCTGGTGTAAGATATAATTGTATTTGTGTTTTTAATAAATCATCCAATTCATTATTCCAAAGAAAATTTTCTGTTACATACTCTTTGATAAGCTGAAAAAAATTCTCGTTTATTTTCCAGTCCTTAGTATACAAAAAATTAAACAATATTCTATCTTCAAGTTCATAAAAATTTCCATCATCAATCTGATCAATTTTTTCTTCTAACACACTTGATGTATTACTAATAAACTTTTGTATTTTTGTTACTTCTTTTTTTATAACTTCCTCTTTTTCAAGTTTATCAAACAATCCTTTGTAGAAATCGTAAAAAGGAATGCCTAACGTATTTCTACAATATTGAGAAATATGTTTTGTAAGATTTCCTGTATGACAAGCAATAAAAAGTTTAGTGTGCAACTTCATTTTTACCCAGTCGTCTTTACTATATGTTTTAGTTGAAACAATAAATTCTGTAACATTTGGATCATCTAAATCCATATGAAAAAAATCTTCTTCTAGTGCTTGTTTTTCTTTTTTGTTTAACATATGTTTTTCATGAGGAAGATGTCTTCTGTGTACTGTTTCAATTTGCCATTTATCTCGATAAGCTGGAGAATTAGCAGGAGCATTTGGTAACAGTTGAAAGTCATATGCTTGTAGCTCATTATGTATTCCCCACTCAACAGTATCTGTTAACGACTGCAACCATAAATCAACAGTGTCTCCAGGCATACCCATTATTAGTTGAGCAACTGTAGGCATTTTATTTTTTTGCATATCTTCTATTAAAGGAATCTGTCTGGCAATTGGAATATTTTTTCTATCAATGCAATCTAAAACTTCTTGTTTTGTATGTTGTAAACTTATCAAATGTTTTGTTACTAGACCGCAATCAAAAAACATCTTACCAATTTCTAAAGATCTTTCAGGTGTGTTTTTACTTGGATTATATTGAATGCCTTTAAGCCACTTTGTTTCTTTTTGTAATCCAACAAGTTTTTTTACAATATCTGTATCTCTAGGAAGTATACCTAAATTAGCACCAACGTGCCACATCCATGGTATTTGTAAATCTTTTGCAAAAAATTCTAATTCTTGTTCTATTCTTTCCATTGGGATTCTTCTAACTTTTTGCATAGTAGCAGATCCCCAATCACAAAACGAACAAGCAAAAGGACATCCACGATCTGTTTCCCACATAACAACACCTGCTTTTGTATCCGGGTGATCAATATGTTTCTTTTTAAATTCTAAAAGCCATTCTTTATTCAATAGCCATGGAGAATGTCTAAAGTCATCTAGCAAACTAATAGGATGTATTCCATCTCTAGTTGCAGTTCCTGGAGCTTTGTCAATGCCTTGCAACACACTTGCAAATGCTTTTTCGCCATCATGATGAACTACAATGTCTATCATAGGATACTGATCCCAAAACTTTGTATTTTTATAATCGGGGTGCGGGCCACCTGCAACTACTTTGATTTCAGGATTTATTTTTTTAGCATAACTGGCTATTTTTGTATTCAACTGCCAGTTCCACTCATAACAACTTAATCCTAATACATCAACATCGTTAAAGTTTATGCCTTTTACCATTTCTTCTAATGGTCTATTACGGAATAAAGGATCAAGCCACTCAATATTTTTAAGTTGGGCCTGATGCTCAACATATGTTTTTAAGTTTAAAAATGTTGTAGGAAGATAAACTCGAGCATCATAAATGTTAGGTCCTGAAATTAGAACTTTCATTTACACTCCTAGGTTTGCAAATATTGGCATTGGCGCTGTATACTCGCCGTCTCTTTCAGTCCATCGTTCAAATATTTTAGGATCAAAGTCGGCTAACACTTTCATCATACGTGTCATTAGTAAACAAGCACTAACAAGGTCGTCATGTTGTCCAGGTTTTCCTTTATACGAAACACCAGACGCAACAAAATCTTTTAATTCTGATATTAAAGGTTTTGAATGAATAGTCATTTTATTATTTTCAACAAGTTCTTTAAATTTAGCACAGGCATCAATTTTATGCTTTGCAGTTGTGTTAAATCCTCTTCTAAATTTTCTTCTGTGTCCTTTTCTAATTGGCTCTGATAAAAAAGCACCATGAATATTTTCTTCGCCAACTTCCATAACACGCATTAATGCCGCTTCACCTAATGTATTATTTTCCATAGAATAAAATATGCTAGGAGTAGCAGTTGAATCTCTTTCCATAATTGTATCATGTATGTGTTTTGTTATTGATTGTAAAATTCTTATTTGCTGATTTGCTGGCGTTGTATTATGATGCCATTCGCCTATTTGCTCAAATGTTGGCAACTCAAATACCTGAATTGCAGAAAAGTCTCCACCTGTTCCGAGTGATGGATCTAACGAAACCATATATGTCATTCCAGGTTTTGGTGTTTTCCACCAACGTACCTGTCCTTGTTGAAGTATTGGATCTTTTCCTTCTAGCTCTGCAAGTTTAACAGAATTAACTAGAGTTTCATCAAATATTAAAAATTCACATTCGTGCTCTCGTCTAAATCTTTCTGTTCCAATTCTAGCTTTTTCAGCCTCTGCCCATACTTCGTCTCTGTCTGGGTGTTCAGACCAATGGGCTTTCATGGCATAAAATCCGTTAGTACCTACAATTTTATCATTGCCAAAATCATCAAATCTTTTTTGAGCTTCTTTCCAAATTAATGCAAATTGATCTTCATCCGAGTTTGGTGTTGATGTAATTAAACACTTACCTCCAGTTGACAAAGTAGGTGACAACGATGTCCAAAATTCTGATGCTTTTTCTGGGGGCTGTACGAATGCAAACTCATCACAATAAATCATAGTTAAGGACATTCCCCGTCCTGTATTTTCTGTTGTAGTAGTGGCCATAATTTTTGAACCGTTATCAAATTCAATAGAGTTTCTGTTGTACTGATTAACTCCAGCTTTAATCCAGCTAGGTAACATTTCGTATGCATAACGCACTCTAGACATAATGTCTGAAGCACCTGCGTATTTGTGTGCCGCAATTAGTATCTGTGAGTCTGGTTTAAACATAGCATACCAAATAATATATCCAGATGCACAGGTTGTCTTACCTGTTTGTCTAGGTAACATTGCAATACTGAATCTATGATCGTTGTATGATTTTATTAATCTTTTTTGATATTCGTATGGTTTGAAAGCCATTTCACCTTTAGTAGGATGTTGAATCCGCATAAAGTTTTCCATAAAATATAAAGGACCATCTGTTTCATCCATACACTTTTCAAGCTGTAACACTTGTTCTTCTGTGTATTTGTGTGCTTTATTGGCCTTCTTTACTTGCTCTGTGTCTAATGATACATATGCCATACTAGTATTTAACAGTAATACTGGCGGTAGATTTTAAAAATTAAGAATTTTTCTTTGCAATAGCTTTTTGTAAGCCAGCTGGTAGTTTCTTTTGTGCGGCAGTTAAACCTTTAGAATCATCTTTTTTATCATCGCCTTTTTCGTCTGCGGCTTTTGACATTGGTTCTTTTTTGTCGCCATCTTTATCTAAATCTAAAAAGTCAGGTTTTGCCGCTTCTGTATAAGCAGTTTTAAAACTTTCATATTGATTTCTTAAACTGTTAGATAGATCTTCTTCAGTAACTTCTTTTACTGCTAAAGGATTGTCACCCGGTTCTGCTCTTGAGAAAGATTGTTTCTTTCTGTTTAAACCACCGGAATGAAAATTAACTAATGTATCAACATCGTCAACTTTTTCATTTGGTTCGTTAGCATAAGTTTCTTCTTGTGTTTCATCACCGTGTGCTTTTGCAATCATGTCTCTCATATCAGAAAATTCTGGAGTAGTTTTTTCTTTTTCTCCATCGCAATCTGGGTCACCACAAGTTGGACAAGCTTCAGGTTCTGCAGATGGTTCTGCTCCCATCATGTCTGGAGTTACTTGTTGCACGCCTGCAAGTTTTAATATCTGCATTAAAACACCAGCTTCTTCTGGAGAATCAGCTGACATTGAAATTGCTTCGTTTACTGGTTTTTTATCTTCTGTTTTCATAGTATTTGTATTTATGCTAGTGTTTGACTCTTTACTAGCCATATCCATTTGTGCTTCTTTATCTATTCTAAAACCGTTATCTTCAAATTCGTTTTGAACCATTTCAATAGCTGTTTCAATCTCATAACTTTCAGGAAACTTTGCAGTTTGTCTTCTTGTTTGTAGATCAGCTAATACTTCAGTTTTTGCTTTTGCAAGGTTGCCTTCTTCGTCAACGTAGTCTGCTAATACTTCTTGAGCACCAATGTGTACATCGCTCATGCCACCTTCATTAGACAATCCATCTGTTTTTGATTGTACTAAATTACTGTCTACATCTTGTGGGTTTGTTTTTAAAACATTGTTTACTGCATCATCAACAAGTCCCGGATTTGATTCTTGAATTTCTTTTAATTTTTGTAGTACGTCGATCATTTCCATATTGTTATCTCACTGGTTTTGGGTTAGTTGATTTTGAAAGAGGACTTAATGTACTTTCGCTTTCTTTTGATTGTGCTTCTTGAGTTTTTTCTGTTTTAGAAAATTCTTGTTTTTTTTTATCTTTTAACAACTCTTTTAAAAGGCTTTGGTTTGCTTTATCACCGTACACTTCGTCGGCTTTTACTTTAGGAGCATCTTTATATTCTAAGTCGTGTAATTTTGATTTAAATTCTGATTCATCTTTTTTATCTTTAATTTCTTCTTGATATTCTTCTGTAGGTTCTCCAGGTTTTCTAACAACAACGTAACTAGGAGACATTCTCATATAGTCTGCAATGTATTCTCTTAATTCGTGAATTGATGCAGGGTAGTTTGTGCTACAATCAAATATTGTTACTATTTCATTTTTTAAATGAGGGAAGTCTAACGGCAATTCAACTATAGGTGTAGTTTTGCCTGATGATAATGATTGGCAATCCCATTTTGCCATAGCTGTTTCTAGCTTATTAGCAAAATCGTCTGCTAAAACGCCTGCTACCTTAATTCTGTAGTCGTATGCTTTGGTTGATTCTGTTAAATATTGTGTAAAGTTGCTCATAGTGTTATTATTTAGTCTTTTTTTGCAAGTTTCTTCATTAAATCATTTCTGTTAGATATAATATACCCCTCCGCTTCAACCGGTTGAGCATCGTCTGGTCCGTCTTTATCTATCTTTAGCTTTTTAAGTTGTAAATCTACTACTTTTAGTTTTTTATCAATCTTGTTAGACTTGGCATCGATTGCATTTTTTAACATACTAGATGCAACTTCAAAAATACGTCCAGAGTAACGTGAATCTACATTCATTCCTAGGTCCATTAAATTCTTATAACTCTCTTCGGCTTCTGTGGCAAGCCTATCAAATTCTAAATCAGACAAATCGCCTAGGCCTTTTACTTGTGGTAACGATGCTGATATTTTATCCATCTCTGCATAACTTTTTTCTAATGCTTGAGCAGTCTTTGGATCTACATTTTTTGGTGCTTCTTTGCCTGTTTCTTTTTTATCTTTTAATTTTTCTTTTGCATCAACCTCAGCAAATGCTTCTTTAACATTTGGTAAATTTAAAATGTCTTCTAGTTTCTTCGTCATACTGTTATTTACTTTACCTAGAACCTTGGTGGAATAATTGTTCTTCTGAAACAACTCTAAATGTAATTTTTTGTTGTCTGCAATATGCTGTTGCGGCCTCCCATTTAGCATGATTAATAACCACTTGTTGTTGTTTAGCAACACTCTTGCCAGCTCTTTCCATCGTTGTTTGTGCCGCAGGTTTTACTTCAATTAATTCTGCGTGTTTCTTTCCCATTTTATCAACATAAACTACAAAAAAATCTGGAACATAAATTGTATACTTGCCTGTAAGAGGATGTCTGTAAGGAATTTTTATTGATTCAGATGCCCACTTGGCAACGTTAGGATGTTCATCGCATAATCTCATAAACGAATGTTCCCACCCGGATCTATAAGTTGGAGTTTTTAATCCAATATATTTTTCAGGATTTTTTAAAGTATATTTTCCATGAGCAAACTTACGCATGGGTGGTTACCCTAATATGTTTCTTGATACAAAATCTTTTGTAATTTTTTTACTTCTATTTCCTAATGCACTAGATTTAAATCTGTTTGCATTAAAAATCATAGTTACTACTTCGTTTAATGTAGCTGGGTTTTGTGTTCCTAGTTTATCTAAGACTTCCTGTGAATTAATGTTATCAATTTTTGCTTGTTGTAAAATTACGTAAGTTAACTGTTCTGCAGGTCCTCTTTCAAATCCTCTTTTTACAAAAAAACCAACAGTAGCATCGTACTCACCAGAATGAAATTCGTGTGGTTCAACATAATTGGTTTCAGTTAACTGATCAATTGAGTTTCTTAAACTGTCTGTGTTCTTAACTGGAAGATTTGTGTATATTCTTTTAGTCATTATGCAATACTAGCCTTTTCGTTTTCAATAGCAACATCATTTGAGGTTCTATCAATTTTTATATATCCTTCAACAACAAGTTTGTTCACATCTGTAACTGCTTTAGATGAATATACGTTTTTAACTGAGTCACCTGCGTTTGCATATTCAATATCGCTTTCGGCTGGTGACAATCCTTTTCTTGATCCAATATCTTTGAAGTACAACGATGAAGCAACTGCATTCCTTACATTTTCATTTGTATTTACAAGGTTTGTTGCTTCAGCTGAACTTAAATTATTAACAGTGTCTTGCGTAGATCCGCCAACAGTTCCTGTGCTGTTACCGTCAACTAACGATTTAGCAGAAGCAAGTGTTCCTGATAGAGCTACTGTTGTTGCTATTTGTCCTACTGTAAAATCTCCAACTGGATTTGCAATAGTTCCAGCAGTCTCACCAATTTTTTTAATTTCGTCTTTTACTATTCCGCCAAGTTCTTCTTTTAGAGCATCTTTGGCTTTAATTTTTTTTGAGTTGTTGTATGTGTTAATACCTTTAAGTATTGTTCCTAATCCTACTTGTCCAGATTGTACATCGCCAATAACAGAACCAATACCATCAACAATGCCGCCTGGGCCAAATATAGATGATGTTCCGCCACCTAATACTGATAGTGGAGACGGTTCTTTATCGTAATGTATTGTAGCAAACCCTGGTACTCCTCCACCTTTAACTAGTCCCGATCTGTATAATACAGTTTCATAAAATATTTCCATAGTATTTTGCATTATTCCAGTGCCGTCTGTTTGATCTAAACTATCATGTGCAAACGAACCAATAACTGGATTAATTAATGAGAATGACGTAAATCTTTGTTTGTGTAATACAAAAATATCAATTCCTCTTATAAGAGGTTTTTTTCTTTGACTTGCTGTATCTAAACCAAACTGTGTATTTTTAATAGCATCAACATCGTCATAAAATGTATCTTTGTTCATGTTTCTCATACTTGGATTTGTTACAATTGAATCAGCTACCATATACTCATAATAAGATTTCCAAAAAGCATTAACTGTATCTGCATTATCGTCATGGAATGTTATGTTTACTGGAGCATATTGTATTCTTGTTGCCACATATGTTTTTTTGTTATACTGTTGTTTTTCTTCAACGTTCATATTATATTTTGGCAAATCAATTGCTTTCACTAACATATTCAATTCTGTTTGAACGTTACTAGAAAATGATTTATTTTGAACTACCGATGTGTCAATATCAAACACAACATGATAAAGAAATTTGTTTTTAGGTGCAAGTTTAAAGTTGTCATCAATGTATAATCTTGATGCGTGACGGTAATCCTTCATTCCTGGAAGACCGCTTGAGAAACCTTTTAAAAAATTGTTAATACTAGGCATAGTGTTATTTATGGCCACAAAAAAAGCGTCTATAAAGACGCTTTCCCTGTATTATAAATGCTAATCTAATTCTTAATATTAAACACCACCACCTGTTGCCAGTGTGCCTAGTGTTCTTGTAACTGCTGAACCAATACCTGTTCCTTGTGGTGTTTGTACAGCGTTGTCATATCTTACAGCTAGTGTAATTGTTGCTGGTTCTGATGTTGCATATGCCAGTGTATTGTAATTAACTGCTTCTAAGTATGATCCGTATAATTCAAATGTTTCTAGTACTCCAGGAGTTTTTGCTCCGTTACCACCATCTAACATTTCAATTCTAGTTGTAAATTTGTAATCAACACCTGATGATGCTGATGCTTGTTCAAAGAAATCAAATTGTTTCTGTACTTGTTCGCCTACTAATTTAGAAACGGAGTTATTAACATCATCTCTAATATTAATTGTGATAGGAGCCCAAGTGTGTTTACCTGCCATGTATACTTTTGAGTTGTACACATCAAGTGTAATTTGATCAAACGTTAAGTCTGGTCTTGTAACATCTACAACTTGTTTTGTAAGTTCTGATCTAGGAGTAGATATACCAAAGTTTTCCAATATCACTCTAAAACGATATTGTAATTTTGGCATAAGCAAACCTTGGTTTGCGGCACTCTGATCGTTTGCTAGTGGTACTGTAAATTTTGATAGTGTTGATATTGCCATTTTTTATCTTCCTTTATATTTATGGTTAAGAACCAAGTTGTGATATCTCTCCAGTATTTTTAAGTCTTAATGGTATGTATATAAATTCAACTGATTTAACTGGCTCAATTGCTATGTCAACATACAATTCATTTCTGTCAATTCTTGTAGGAGTGTTGTTTGTTCCATCACATACTACTAAGAAGTCATATAATGCTCTTTGACCAACTAACTCTAACAAGAATGATTCAACTGCTTGTTTAATTTCATTTCTTGTAATTTCATCATTTGGTTCAAAAATAAATGGTTTACCAATTTTATTCAATTGTGATCTTAGATAAACTGTTAATCTTGAAACATTAATTCTATCTAATGCACTTGTTGAGCTTGAAGGTACTTTAGTTAAGTTACCGAAGTTAACAATACCTGATCCTGCAAAGAAAGTAATTGGATTAACTTTTGCTGTGTGCATTGCATCTCTCATACCTTCTGTTACTGAAATTGTTTCAAATTCGCCTGACGTTGGATTAACATATCCAACAGCAGTTGCATTATCTACAACACCTCTTCTTGTTCCAGCTGGAGCAAACCATGGAAATGCAACATTATCGTTACTTGCTAACACTCTCATTATCATATGAGAAGGTGGAACAATAATTGATTTTCCAGTGTTGTCTGATGTTCTTCCTGATGGATAAAATACTCCTAAGTATTCATCACTTGATACTAG